GGTTTTAGATGGCAATCTCTAAAGTCTTTCCAGTTCCCTATTAGCGCGTGATCATGAAATTTCTGATCCAGGGGTTCCTTTTTTAGAAGAAGCTCAATGACTACAGCGAGATCGGAATCTAGATCCACTTTGTATTTCCCTTTTCGTTCTCGTTTGTAGTCCTTCTTAAACTGTCGAGTATATTCAATTTGCATGGAGATCATCAAATAATGCTTCGACTGAGTTGAATTTTTTAAGTTTTCCGTTACGTGCTTCCCTCATCGCCTCAATGGTTTCTTTATTTGGGTCCAATGGCTCAAAAGGAAGTTTCTTTTCATGAGCTATACGGATCATCATCATCCGGTAAGCATCGGATGGCGTAAGTCCTATCGATGCTAGCACAACGGAGGCCTCTTCTTTGATCTGATTATCAATTCGTGCTCGAATAACACCATTTTGTGCCATGATTATCTCTCCTCTTTTTGGGCTACAATATGGCTCAACAAGACCGGAGTCAAGTAATGGTATTGGAGTATTTATGAATCTTGAACAGCTAAAAATACACCGAGAGGCCCTGCAGACTGCCAGGCTCAGCGGAGTCCTGACTGTCAGAACCGGTGAAAAATATGTGACGTACAAGTCGGATAAGGAAATGCAGTCCACCCTGGCTGATCTGGAGCGTCAGATTGCCAATCTGGAAGGCAGGTCTGCACCGAGACGGATACGAACCTTCTGCGCAAAGGGGCTGTGATGGGCTGGCAAACATTCAGACGAAAAGTCGGAGCCATGGTCGGTGGTTTTGAGGGAGGCCTTTCGAGCAGACGTCTCAAGACGTTTGCAGCCAGCCGAGCCCATGTGAACACACTGATTCAGGCATCCGGTAAGGATATGACAGCCAGGGCTCGGTTTTTGATCCGCAATAACGGGTACGCCATCAATGCAGTCGAGAGTTTTGCCGCCAATGCCGTGGGTACGGGTATCAAGCCGTCTTCCAACATCAGCGATTCAGATCTCAAAGATCAAGTGCAAAAGCTCTGGAAGACCTGGACCGATGAGTCGGACACTGAATGGCTGACGGATTTTTACGGTCTGCAGCGCCGTGCAGCCAGAGAGCTCTTTGTCGCTGGTGAGGTGTTCTTTCGGTTCAGGCCACGGCATATTGAAGATGGCCTGAGCGTCCCATTGCAGCTGCAGATGCTGCCAAGCGAGATGTTGCCTTTTGAGAACAAACGCCTCGCCAACGGGAACATGCTCAGACAAGGTATCGAGTTTAACAAAATCGGTCGCCGGGTGGCCTACCACTTCCTGCGTCGACACCCGGGAGACGTCACGGAACGGGGTCTCACGGGAGAAACCGTGCGTGTGCCTGCTGAATCGGTGCTCCATATCATGGACCCGGTGGATGCTGGGCAATTGCGCGGGGTTTCCAGATTTGCCCCAGCGCTGGTGAAACTGTTCATCCTGGATCAGTACGACGACGCCGAGCTGGACCGAAAGAAGGTGGCGGCTATGTTTGCCGGGTTTGTTCGCAGACCTGAACGTGAATTCGATAACGGTGGTGAACTGGACGAGCAAGGCGAACCTCTGCTTCCTCTGGAACCGGGACAGTTACAAATCCTCGATGACGGCGAAGATATCACCTTTTCTCAGCCTTCGGATGTTGGCGGGAACTATGAAGCGTTCCAGTACCGTACGCTTTTGCAGGTGGCTGCGGCACTTGGTGTTCCCTATGCCAATCTCTCTGCCGACATGCTCAAGGCCAATTATTCAAACACCCGTGCAGCACTTCTGGAATTCAGACGACGCGTCGAGGCATTTCAGCATTCGGTACTGGCCTATCAGCTTTGCCGTCCTGTCTGGTCCAAATGGATGGATATGGCAGTGATTTCCGGTGCGCTTACCATTCCGGATTACGAAGCAAGACGCGTGGAGATGCAGGATGCAAGCTGGTTGCCGCCCCGGTGGGACTGGGTGGATCCGCAAAAAGATATCAAGGCCGAGATTCTGGCACTCAACGCCAAGCTCAAAAGCCGCACCCAGTCTATCTCTGAACGGGGATACGACGCAGCACAGGTAGATGCGGAAATAGCATCGGATAAAAAGCGGGCCGAATCTCTCGGTCTTGAAACGCAACAGTAAAGGACCACATATGACAGACTTTCCGTACATTATGTCGCGGATGGTGGGCACTCCCCTGCTGATTGCCCGGCCCAAACTCGAGATCATTCTGGGTGTCATGACCAGGAAGATGGCCGGGGAGACGATGCAGGAGTCTCCACCTGGTAAACAACCCACATCGTATACAGCACGAATCACAGACGACGGCATTGCCGTCGTTTCTATTTTGGGGACCCTGGTACGCCGATCTTCTTACCTTGGTGCAGCCAGTGGACTGACCAGCTACCACGAGGTTGAAGCCATGGCCGAGAGTGCGTTTGCGGATCCCGGGGTAAGGGCGGTGCTTTTGGAGATCGACTCTTCGGGTGGCGAAGCCGGAGGGGTGTTCGACTTGGCTGCAAGGCTTCGTCAGCTAAGCAAGGAGACGGGCAAGCCACTGTGGGCCGTAGCAGATGAATCAGCACTTTCCGCAGCATACGCCATTGCCTCTGCAGCAGATCAGATCTGGGTTCCGCAGACGGCAGAGGTCGGTTCTATCGGCGTAGTGGCTTTGCACGCTGACCACTGCGAAGCCGATGCCAAGGAGGGGGTGAGCTATACCTATATATTTGCAGGTCGGCATAAGGTTGAAGGCAATCCTCACCAGCCTCTGTCTCCAGAGGTGCATGGGCGCATTCAGAGTGATGTGGATGTTCTTTATGGCCAGTTTGTAGATCTGGTGGCCAAGCATCGCAGCCTGTCTGAGCAGCAGGTGCGGACTACAGACGCAGATGTTTTTAGAGGCAAGTCCGCTGTGAAAGCCGGGCTTGCCGATCACGTTGGAACACTTTCTCAGGCACTGGAAGCACTGGGAGAAACAGTAAAGGAGAGAGAAATGGAAAAGGAAACGGCAGTGAAAGCGACACCTCAAAAAGAGCTCGTGATGGAAGCACAGCAGGAAGAAACTCAGACGCCAGTGATCCAGGAAACAAAGCCTGACCAGGTTCAGGCAACCGCAGATTTGGAAGCACAGTTTGAGGCCAAGGCAGAAGCCAAAGTCCGTGCTCAGTTTGGTGAGTTATCTGAAATTGCCTCGCAAGCAGCCCGGCTGGGTGTGTCTGTAGATCCAGCCAAGGCTCTACGTCAGGGACTTACACCCGACGCAGTCCGCAAATCCGTAATGGAGCAGGCCGCACAGCGCGATGCTGCAGAAGATATCGTTGCCCAGACACCCCGGCAGGAGGGACCGGCTGTCAGTCAGCTGGTCAGTGCCGCCAAACGCAAGGCCAAAATTGCATAATAACCATAAAGGAGGTTTTTCATGTCTCAGGTTTATACCCAGCCGCCCAGCATCGGAGATCTTATCAAGCGTGAATTCGACAAGGATTACAGCAGGGAGATCATCACGCTCAAAGGCGGCAGCACCTATGAGTTCGGTTCTGTCCTTGGAAAAGTGACCACAACGGGTCTGTACTCCCCTGCTCCTGCCGCATCCACGGAAGCTCTTGAAGGTGCTGAAATCGGATGTGCCGTGCTTATTGAAACCGTCGACGCAACCTCGGCAGATGCTCAAGCCGTAGCTGTTGTCCGTGGTCCCGCCATCGTGGCAGATGTAGCGCTGGTCTTTGATGCCACTGTCGACAGTGCCGAAGAGCGAAACACTAAACTGCAGCAGCTTGCCGCCCACGGCATTGTTGCTCGCTAGAGGAGAAAATCCATGTCCAATGTAGTCAATCCCTTTTCGAATGGTTTCTCCCTGGCGGAGATGACGCAGGCTATCCAGATCCTGCCCAATCAGTATGGGCGCATCAACCAGCTTGATCTTTTTGAAACAGAACCAATCTCCGAGCGCAGCGTGATTGTCGAATCCATGGAAGGAGAACTGCGTCTTCTGCCTGCGGTTTCTCCTGGAGCTCCGGCCACGGTTGGAACATCCGATGTGCGTAAACTGCGCTCGTTCACCGTCCCATATATCCCACATAATGATGTCATTTTGCCTGGAGACATTCAAGGAAGACGGGGATTTGGTATCGAGCAGGAAGACCCGCTGGTGACGGTGATGACCCGCAAACTTCAGAAGATGCGTGGCAAGCACGGACAAACCTTGGAGTACATGCGGGCCAAGGCGCTGACTGGAGTGACTAAGGATGGTGCTGGAAACACCATTTACGACTGGCATGATGAGTTCGGGATCGCAAAGAAGTCCGTGGATTTCAAGTTCGGTGATGCCAGCGGGGATATTGTTAGTAAGTGTACCGAAGTGAGCCGTCATATCGAAGAAAATCTCAAAGGCGAGGTCATGACCGGTATCCATGCACTGGTCAGTCCTGAGTTTTTTGACTCACTGATCAAGCATAAGTCTGTGAAAGAGGCCTATCAGTTCCAGCAGGGAGTCAATCCTCTGCGTGACGATGTGCGCCGGGGTTTTCGCTTCGGATCTATTCTCTTTGAAGAATACGGTGGAACTGTCACCCTGTCTGACGGTTCCACTGATCGGCTGGTTACGCTCAAGGAAGGCGTGGCATTCCCCATGGGCACTGTGGACACCTTCCGCACCTTTTTTGCTCCGGCCAATCTCATGGAAGCCATAGGCACCTATGGTCAGGAACTCTATGCCTATCAGGTAGCCAGAGACAATGGTACCGGCATCGATGTGTATACTCAGAGTAACCCTCTGCCCATAGTCAAACGTCCTGCCCTGACCGTGCGGCTGTTCTCCAGTAACGGATGGTAAAAAATGTCTGTATTCGCCATGCTCACCCGTCCCGCGTGGGGGACTTTGCTGAACATCATGAGCGAGCCGGTCACCTTTCATATCGAAGCAGACGATCTGCCGGAGCGCGGTGTATTTGCCGCTGCTCACGAATCACTGGACGTGGAGGCCGGAGTACCGGTCTCCACAATCCAGCCAATGCTTGAAATCGGAGAGTTCGATGTGTCCCGTTGTCCTGAACAGGGAGACGAAGTGACCGTGCGGGATAAGCGGTACATGATTGTGGATGTGAAGCCTGACGGGAACGGGTTTATTCAGCTGATGCTTCAAAGGAGAGGATGACGTGAAACATCCAAGAACGATCATTCGTCAGGCAGTGGCAACGCGACTTTCGGCAAATTTGCCGGAGGTTGACTCTCGGATCAATGAATCGAGGGTGAATGTGCATCGCACCATGCCTCTCTTCCCGGGCAAGCTGCCTGCCGTCCTTATTTACACCCGGGATGAAAGCATTGAACGCGAGCCAAACACTGATCCTGGTCTGCGCTATCGCAAGCTGCACCTGGACATTGAAATTGCGGCAAGCGGAAAGGATGCGGCTGAAGAGGTGGATGCTTTGGCATTGGGCATTGAATCCATCCTGGAAGAGGACGAAACGCTGGGCAACATGGTGGAAGGGATACGGCTTACCCGCACGGAGATCGAACATGATCCGGATGGGGAAGTGCCGGTTACCGCTGCCCGGATGAGTTATGAAATCATGTACTGGACCCAGCTGGGAATTGAAAAAGAAGAGCAATCTCGTCCTACCCAGGTGCTTGTAGGTTGGTCCCCTGATATCGGTTTACCGCATAAAGAAGACTATCATCCCTCCCAGGATGCCATCCCAACGGAGTAACGCATGGCAATGGATCACAGACGCAATCTTCTGCAAGACATGACCGAGCAGGAGCGCAGGTTGAGCAATGTTATTGTGTTGGGGCTGGTGGAGGAAGTCGACGTTGCCCGTGCCAGAGTGAAAGTCAGAGCTGGCGAGATTCTGACCGCATGGTTGCCCTGCCTCACTCGTCGTGCCGGGGAAGATCGTACTTGGCATATTTATGAGCCTGGCGAACAGGTGGTTTTGGCGGCTCCCGGAGGCGATTTGAATCAGGCGGTTGTCCTTGGTGCGTGTTACCGGGAGGCATATCCGGCTCCGGCTTCCAGTGAGAACGTGGCACGGTTCATCTTTCGGGACGGTGCCGTTATGGAATACGACCGCGAGGCGCACGTCCTGTCCGCAACCATCCCAGGTGACGCGGTTATCAAGGTCACGGGCAATATTGATGCGCAGGCAGGTCAAAATATCAGCGCCAATGCCGGGAGCAAGATCTCTCTGACCGCACCCAAGATAGACCTGAACGGCGTGATTATGCTCAATGGTCCTGTGACCCAGGGAGGTGGTTCTAATGGTGGGGATGCTCAACTAAATGGCCGATTGCATGTTGCCGAAACTATCACCACGGATGCCGATGTGGTGGCTGAGGTGTCTCTTAATCATCACACTCATGGTTGCCCTGATGGCGGAACCGGAGGGCCGAAATAATGCGTGGGATCAATGCTCATAACGGCCAGCCCTTGTCGGGCATAGATCATCTACGCCAAAGCATCCGCGACATCCTGACCACCCGTAAGGGGACCAGAATCATGAAACGGGAATATGGGTCCGGATTACCTGCGCTGGTTGATAACCCCATGACGCCACGGCTGGCCATGGAAATATATACAGCTACGGCAGAGGCATTGGACCGATGGGAACCACGGATACGCCTTACCCGGGTGAACATTACCAAGGCCGAGGTGGGCCGGGTAACTATTTCGTTGGAAGGAATGTATCAGGAACAGGCAGTCGAACTGACTGACATCGAGGTAACATGAGCGACTTCAATCTTTCGCAACTTCCAAACCCGGGAGTCATCGAAGAACTGTCTTTTGATGCGGTATATGCTCAGCTTCTGCAGGATTTTCAGAGGAGGTTCCCAGACTACTCGGCTGTGCTGGAATCAGATCCTGCAACAAAGCTTATGGAAGCTTTTGCATATCGGGAACTTCTGCTCCGGAACCGGATCAATGAGGCAGCCCAGGCCAACCTCCTCGCTTTTGCAAAGGGGAGCGACCTGGACCATCTTGCATCCTTTTATGATGTGACCAGACATCTGGTTGATCCTGGTAACCCGAATGCATCGCCCCAACCCATACCTCCCACATGGGAGGATGATGATTCGCTAAGGCATCGGGTCTGGTTGCGCATTCAAGGTTCCAGCTCTGCAGGTCCGGCGGTTATGTATCGGTATCACTGCTTGTCAGCTCATCCGGATATCATCGACTGCTACGTGGACAGTCCGTCTTCAGGGCATGTGCGCTGCGTGATACTTGGACGTGAAGGATCAAAACCTGACGAGGTAGAAGCAGCCGCCAGAGACTATATCACCAGAGAGGATGTGCGCGTGCTGACAGATACTGTCGAAGTGATGCACGCGAGAGTTGTGCCTGTCAGCGTTGAGGCCAAGGTCTACCTCTATCCGGAGATTATGGAAGAGATGGTCCATCTACCTGACATCGCAGGTCTCATTAATGATAGCTGGAAGATTGGAGAAGACCTGGCCCGTTCGGCCATCATCCGCGAATTGCATGTTGCGGGCGTGATCCGCGTGGATCTTGAATCTCCGGTCAATGATATACAGATTGCAAACACCGAAGTGGCTCGGATTGTAGACGCCTCGGTTCTGATTGCAGGAAGGGAATGGTGATGGCTGAGATTCTTTTACCGCACAACGCCTCGCAACTTGAAAAGGATCTGGACCTGACCACAGGACGCAGATTCGATGCGATGGCCACAAACGCTTTGTCCATTGCTGGCATCAAGTATGATCCTCCTGACGCATGGCTTCCCTGGCTGATTTGGGAATACGGGCTCATGGAGGTTTTGCCGTATATCAAGGACTACCGCAGGGCTATCCGTGAGGGCATCCAGTGGCAACGCATCCGTGGCACTCCTAAAAGCCTTGAGATTGCTTTGTCCTGGATCGGCGCAACGCCTGTTATTGAGCAGGAAGAACCGGGATGTGTGCATTGGGCGGAGTTTCAGTTCGATTCCGGCTATGTTCCTCTCCCGGCTGATGTGGACAATCTCATTGCAGTAGCTCGGTTATCCGCTCCTGTCAGATCAAGATTGTCTCGCATCTTTCACGGCTATGATCTGCGCAGGGTGAAACTGGATGTTTCTTTACTCGGGGACGCTCTGCTCTCGGATTATTCAGGTCGGATGCATTCAGATGGGGTGACCAAGTTATCGTTTGGACGAAAGCTTGAGGGCCTGGCTGAGGTCGGCGATATCTCACTGCAGTCTGCCACCACGTTTAATCGAGTGGGTTTCGTCGGGTACGACGATCGTTGCCAGATGGACTGGATGTTTCTGGACACATGTAAACCGTTACCCAATCCGTTTATCCTGCATTCACATTTGTTTGCTCAGTCCAATGGCCTCGGGGTGTTTTCTCCTGATCGCCTACATCGTCGTAAGTTTTGCAAAGCTGAACTGGTGTTGTCAGATGACGGCTTGCAGCTGTGCGATGCCAATGCATGTACTCCCGGATGTGTCTGGGATGAAACAGGCGAGCAAATAAGGCTCTCTGGCAGTTTTTTATCGGATACCCCTTGGCGATTGGTGCGAGTTGAATGCACTGAGCGAAGGGACGATCAGCATGCTTATCATTGGCCTGTTCAGCAAATACCTGTGGTTATCAACTCTGCACAAACCTGCACGAGTAGCGCTTTGCAACTTCTAAATGAGCAGGCATTGGGCTCATTCTTCTTGGATAATTTCAAGTCTGTTTCTAAACCGTTTGTTTGCAGCAAGCAGGCAACAGTTTCCACCTCTGCCGCATGGACCAATCAGACCTGGACCGCACATCGCTGGCCGGATGTTTCATGGAACGATCTGCGCGAGATCGTCAGCAGTAATCATCTCTCCCAATAATTTTATCATTCATCGAGGAATATATGGCTATCCTGACCACTTCTGGCCGGGCTGCCTTGGCTGCGGCCATTAAGCAGCAGGCTTTGCATCTGGCATTAGGCGAAGGTGATCCCACATGGGATACGCCTGCAGAAATCACCGGAATATTCACCGCGAACAGGCTGGAGACCAGCGCTACGCACATAAGCGAGGTGATCGTCACAAGCGCAGATGCTACGACGACCTATGTTTCCGGGACCGATTACACGGTCAATGCAGCATCTGGAATCATAAACCGGGTCATCACCGGCGCCATCCCGGAAGACGGAGAGTGTGTCGTGTCTTTCACGATCAGCCACCCTCCTGAGCCCATCGACAGGACAGAGCTGCTTGGAGAACTTGGTCGCAGAGTCGTGGATGAAGTCCATTTTGTAAGCGAGAACCCCGCAGGCGAGATTGTGGTGCCCACGGGCCGTTTTTCCATCAGCCCGGATCCCACAAATCATCTTTTTGTTCGGGTTCGTTTTGATTTTGAAGACGCAGCCACGGGGACAGTGAGGGAGCAGGCTCTTTTTGTCGGCAGCACAATGAATGAAGACTTGCCCGTTGGGCAGAAGTTCTTCCTGCCTTCTGAGGTCAAGGATCCCGGGATTTTGCTCGTGCTTCAGCATTCAGTCCCCATTGTCCGTCAGCCTAGCACCCGAGAGACCTTTGAATTTGTCGTGACCTTTTAGGAGGGAAAACCCATGCTTGAACGCTATTACAATCTTTATGACCCGGCCAAGCAGTACTCAGAGTTGCTCTTTCGTGCAGGTGACGGGTTGCAGAGCCGAGAGCTCAACGAAATGCAAACCACTCTCAAACAGCATATCAAGAGCGTGGGTGATGCTCTGCTCAAAGACGGAGATATCGTGACTGGCTGCGGAATCACGGTCGATCCTGACACTGCAGATGTCCGTCTTGGAGAAGGACGCATGTATTTAGCAGGAAAAGTCAGGGATATCCCCTCGAAGAATTATGCTGTGCCTTCCTCAGGTACCGTGTTTATCGGAGTGCGTCTAAGTGATGCCGTGATCACCGAACTCGAAGACCCGACCTTGCGGGAGCCTGCCGTGGGTACCCGCAATTACCAGGAACCCGGCGCTGGCCGTTTGCAGGAAACCGTAGCCTGGGGCTGGCTTGGTCCTGATGGAACCAGCGATGATGGGGAAGGCCAGTTCTATCCGGTCTACATTGTAGTAAACGCGATTCTGCAGAACAAGACCCGACCACCGTCCTTTGATGGCGTATCGCAGATGATTGCCCGGTACGATTATGATGCAAACGGGCATTATATCGTTGACGGTCTGACCACAAAGTTCATCCATAAAGATCAAGAAGTAGATGAGCATGTGTTCCTGCTCTCCTCCGGCATTGCCAACGTGCGCGGTTTCAAGGTCGAGCGAGAATACGACCAGCGGCTGCGACTGCCCATCGATCCGGACCTGGAGACCATAACGGCCGAGCCGCATGTGTTTTCCCCTGACGGTAATGGTCGTATGGAAATGGAGCTCAACCGAGTTCCCCTGGCACAGGTGCTGCGTATCACGGGCACTGTCGAAAAAAGCGCATCGGTTACCCATAGTGCTTATTCAGGCGGGGCTGACACTTTGCCTGATATGACTGTGGTGGAAGTGCTGGAGGTCAGCCAGGGAGAAACAACCTTTGCCGAAGGCACTGACTACACTGTTTCAGGCGGAGCTATCAATTGGTCTGCCGCTGGTGCAGAACCAGCTCCAGGCTCCAGCTATTCAGTTACCTATAACTATATAAAGAGCGTTTCTCCGGAGGCTACAACCGATACCTCAGTGACTGTTTCCGGACTGGTTTCCTCGACCATTGTCCAGATAGACTACACCTGGAAGATGCCGAGAGTCGATGCCGTCGTGCTGGACAAAGACGGAGCAACGCAAGTTCTGAAAGGAGTGTCCACTGCCTGGAATCCTCAGCCAGCTTCAGAACCTGGAGACAGACTCAAACTCGCGAACATCGAATATGACTGGTTTTCCGACCACACACCGGTTGTGCGTAATGTCGGGGTGAGGACCGTGAAGACGGATGATTTAGCAGGCATGCAGCAGGATATTGTCACGCTTTACGATATGCTGGCTAGAGAGAGCCTCAAAAATGATCTGACCATCCGTGAACCCGCAGCCAAAAAGGGAATCTTTGTGGATCCTTTTATCGACAGTGATATGCGGGATGCGGGTGCCAATCAAAACGCTGCTATTTTTAACGGTGTTATGAGGGCACCTCAGAGTGCTTCAGTTGTCGGGACGTACCTATCAAATCCTTGCTGTCTGCCGTTTGATTTGAATCCAGTTCTTGATCAGCCCGCACGTACCGGCTCCATGAAGGTCAACCAATATAGCGCAATACTGCCTATGCCCGCTTCGGTCACTCTCAAGCCTTCTGCTGATCAATGGCAGGAAGTGGAAACGCAGTGGGCGGATGCAATCACTGAAACTATCAGCAACAGAGCGACGCGTGATGGTGGGTATGGCGTGTATTTGTACACCCGCACTTCGAGTAATACCAGGACAGAACTCATCTCCGTCGAGGAAGAGATGGTCGAGTTCTTACGGCAGATTACCGTGGAGTTTGCAGTCAGCGGGTTTGGGCCGAGTGAGGCTGTTTCAGCCATGCGTTTTGACGGTCTGGATCTTTCAGTGTCCGAAGGCTTGATGGCAAATGATAGCGGTCATGTCGCGGGTTCATTCATCATCCCGGAGCAGATCCCTGCCGGTCAGAAGCTTTTTGAGATTGAAGGGGCAGGAGGTTCCTACGGCTCGGCATCATTTTATGGCCAAGGCGGTCTCAAAAGAGTGGAGACCTGGCGGCAAAGGGTCACTACTACCAACACCCGCTGGTATTATGATCCTCTTGCCCAGACTTTTGCGCTGGATGATTCCTGCATGCTGGGCGGAGTCGATCTGTGGTTTACCGCCAAGGGGACCAAGGATGTCCTCGTGCAGATCCGGGAGACAAGAACCGGCTTCCCCATAAATAGCGTGCTGACAGAGGAACGCTTGGATGCGTCTGCCATCAAGACCGATGGAACCGCGACCAGGGTTGTGTTCAATTCGCCAGTCTGGCTAGAGGCAGGGACCGAGTATGCCGTGGGTATCATCACAGACGATACGGAGCATGCCCTGGCCGTAGCCGAGGTCGGCAAGTGGGATTCACACAACAAACGCTGGATCACGGCACAACCGTACCAGATCGGGACCCTGCTTTCCTCTTCAAATGCTTCCACTTGGAGTACTCATCAAAACAAGGATCTTGCCTTCAGACTGCTTGGTTGCAAATTTACAAGCACCCAGCGAACTATTCAGCTTGCATCGGATATATCGGTCAACCAGATGACCGATATCATGGCCATGGGGGTGGTCGAAAGACCGGCATCTGGCTGTGACGTGGGATTCGTTGTTACTCTGGATGACGGCAGGCGTTATGCATTCGGAGAGTTTTCCGGGGCCAGTTTTCCGGACAAGTATACCGGCAACATTACCCTGTCAGCAGAGCTCAAGGGAACCTCTAGTGCCTCTCCTGTGTTGGCTCCTGATGTTCAGTTTGTTGCGGGTTCGATGGCAGATGATGCATCTTATGTCTCCAGAGCGGTAACCGCTGATGAGACATTCAATGTCCGAATTGTTGGAGAAGTCCTGTCTCCAGGGACCAGCTCCGTGACCGTTTTTATTGAGCATGACACGGAAGAAAACTTTGTTGCCGTGGATTTCGAACAAGGGGAACCGGTAGGCGATGGCTGGGTAGAGATGACCTGGAAGGGGCAAGGGTTCTCAGGGATCAG